CAACACACTCAACTTGAGCAAATAAAAGATCAGCAGATGGCGTATAGGTTCCAGACGTAGTAATTGGAGGTAATACGTTAATCTGTGCAATACCAGCTACACCAGCACTTCCATTTACCTTGACCCAAGTTCCAACGTTTTGTTCCTTAAGAACCAAAAGCCACATCTCACCACCATAGACGTTGGTTGATTTGTCTGGAATTGTCCATAAAGTGCCGATGTTAATATCAATATAATCTCTTGTTGTTGGTCTACGATCCATGATCATCATCTGTGGCGGAGTTGTTGGCTTAACACCTTGGTATGATAATGAACCAGATCCATCTAATCTATAACCCATAATATTCTCCCAATAAAGTTGTCCAATATAAAAGGGGGCTTATCGCCCCCATATTTATTTATCTGCTAGCTTCGCTTCAAGTATCTCAACTCTTTTAATCATTTTTTGAAGCTCATTGAGTAAAAGTACCGGCAACTCATGATACTTAACCGATTCAACTTCACCATCAATATTATGAACTACCAAATCTGGCATAATTTCTTTCACTTCTTCTGCAATAAGTCCATATTGCTTCTTGTGTGATGGTTTACCAATAAAATCAAACGTTACTGGACGTAAATCAAATAGTGATGATGACGAATCACCCATATCAACAACGTTCTCCTTATAGCGAATTGATGATGATACCGTGCCTAATTGTCCAGCACTATCAACAAGCACTGCAATAGCATCAGCATTTGCTGTTGTTATACCACGGATACCATGAATAAATGATTTATTAAGTTGCTGGGTACCTGTTCCAGCTCCTGAACCAATACGAAGCGTATTTCCATCACCAGAAGTACCAACATTATTAAGCAAAATATTATGTGAATTTGTTGTTGTAAGGCCATTACCACTATTATCACCAAAAGCAACGTTATATGAACCGCTCGTAATAGCAATTAAAGAACCATAACCCATACAAACATTACCCGCCGCCCCACTTGCAGCGTAAAGAGCACTTGTTCCAAATGCGCAATTCCTATCACCACCAGTTTCGGTAAAAAGAGCCCCTGGACCAAATGCACAATTATAATCTCCTACAGTCATATTTTGCATCGACTGAGAACCAAATGAAGTATTAAATGTACCAGTCGTTAAAGCAGTCAGAGATGACCAACCGCATGCTGTTGTCAAGTCGCCTGAATTGGTAAAATTACCAGCTCCACCGCCAAGGAAAAAATTATGGTTAGTGCCACCATTATGTAAACAAGCTTGTCCGTTTATCTTAATCTGACCTGCTGTTGAAGTAGTCGTTGGAAGACCCAAAAAAGTAGTAACACTAACACCACCAGTACCAGGGGTCAATGTAATAGCTTGCCCAGTACCAGTATTAGAAAGAAGCATTCCTCCATTACCGCTTTTTATTGTTACTCCAGTGTTACCAATAATCTCACCAATCGTAATCACTTTACTACTCGAAGCATTTGTTCCGATATTAATAGCGCAATCTGCCACATCAGTAGAGATACCAATCGTACCAACCCCACTATTAATAGTAAGAGCTCCTCCGGTAGACGTAACGTTCAATGCACCAGACCCAGACCTTAAAGTAGTTGCTGATGTTGAATTGGTGCTTCCAAACGTACACGTTTTAACTGCACCACCCGTTCCTACGTTCACCGTAGTAGCAGAAGCATCAGTAGAAATACCCATAGCACCAGTACCAGAATTATGAGTCTGAGCTCCTCCGGTAGAAGTAATATTTAATGACCCAGAGCCTGATTGCACAGTAGTCGCAGATGTCGAGTTTGTACTTCCTAATGTGACGCCCTTAACAGCACCACCAGTACCAATAGTTAAAGTTGTAGCACTTGCATCACTACTAATAGCTAAAGCTCCAACCCCACTATTAATAGTAAGAGCTCCTCCGGTAGACGTAACATTTAACGCTCCAGATCCAGACCTTACAGTAGTTGCTGATGTTGAATTAGTAGATCCAAGAGTAGTTGTTTTAACTGCGCCACCTGTAGCTATGTTGACCGTAGTTGCTGATGCATCACTACTTATTGATAATGCACCAACACCCGAATTCATAGTTAATGCACCGCCAGTAGCAGTTACATTTAATGCGCCACTACCAGATTGCACAGTAGTAGCAGATGTTGAATTGGTGCTTCCTAACGTGACACCTTTAACAGCTCCACCAGTAGCTATAGAAATCGTAGTTGCTGATGCATCAGTAGATATACCACAAGCACTTGTACCAGAGTTAATTGCAACAGTTCCACCAGAAACAGTTATGCCACCTAAGCATGTATTATTAATTGAATTATTATTAGCCATATTGTTTCCTATTACGCAAGGGTTGGATTTCCAATAGATGATATAACATTCCATACAGTACTTGCACCAGCAACAACACACACAATTTCAAGTGAGTCACGTGTTGCAGATGAAGTTATGGTTCCAGCAGCACCCAGTGTTGTTGAAGATGCTCCGAAGAATATCTGTTGGTTTGCTGCTTGTGTAATCTGCCATCCAAGCGCTGTATTAATACCAGTAACTCTAATAATATCACCAATAGCAGCAGTTGCTGGAAGCCCCAGCACCAGAGTGCCTGCTTTATTACAGATGTATCCATTATTAACAACAGCTGTTTGATCGATCGTTATAACAGACCAAGCAAAAGCTCCCATACCAGTAGCAGCAATAGTAATCACATTAGCAGTTGGAGTAACAGATATACCAGCACCTGCAGTTATTACTGCACTACCAAGCTCATTATTGTCTATCGTAACTACTTCAGCTACGTTACCAACGTCAACACCTTCAATACCAGCAACAAATACAGATGTATGAGTAGCATTAGTACCAATTCTAATAGTGCCATTATCACCAACAACACCGACACTACCAATTAAGATATTATCACTATCATTTGTAGTAAGTGCATCACCAGAAAGATGACCTATAGCGATATTATCAGCACCAGTAACAATATTTTGTAAGCTTTGATTTCCAAGCGCTGTATTGTTTCCAGTAGTAGTCACGGCCATTAAAGAACCGGAACCCATTGAAATATTATTACTACCAGTAGTAATACCATTACTTGCTAGAAATCCTAGAGCTACGTTAAATGCACCAGACGTTACACTACCCAAACTGCTAGATCCAACACCAACTGAGCTAAAACCAGTCAAGGTAAGATTTCCAGATCCTGCACCTACAAACGTATTAGTACCACCAAAGGTATGAAATACAGTGCCGCCATTGATCAAAATTTGACCATCTGTAGCAGTAGTAGTGGGAAGAGAAAGATAATCAAAGCTTAATGTTTCAGTGGTTACAGCACCAGAAAATACAGCGCCACTCGTACCACCAGTAAAAGTAATGTTTGAACCAGTAAGAGCTCCACCAGTATCACCAGTAATAGTAGTGACACCAAGACCGTCACCCGTAATAGTTAATGTACTTGTACCTGGGTTACCAGTTACCGTTACACCACCAGAACCAACGATATCTATGTTTCCAACAGTAGGACCAACTGCACCACCAGCATTTCCGGTAAGTGTAGCAATACCACCAATAGGAATAACAGAGCTCACTCTATTTAATATAAATGACATATTTTCCCCTAAACGGCAGTTATAGCAGAAACCTGTACAAATCCTGATGTAGGAGCAACGCCTCTATGTTTACACCATGCTGATTCACCAGCAGATATTTGAACCTGATTAGTATCCATATCACTGGATATAATACCTCCAGGCGCAAGCGTAAAAGTAACATCATTTCCCGCAAAGCTAACAGAAAAGTCTATGTTAACATCAGTAAAGTTTTGAACATATAAAACACTAAACGTGTCTGCAAATGTAGAGCCTATTTTAGTAAATGACCCAGTTATACCTCCAAAGGCTGTTTCACGGGCAACTTCAAACTTAGCTCGAACTATTCCGTTTGTAGTAATCGGCATATTAATCTCCAAGTCGTGACATTTTGTCACGGGTTACTTTATTCACTTCAATCTCGCAGTTCGTGACATTTTGTCACGAACTGCTTTATTTAAATGGCCCGCAGCGAGAACCACGAGCCATAATGCTACTCTAATATATATTGATTATAATTAGCTTGCCGTAGTCACAGCTACCCAAGCGGTCGCACCGTCGCTGTTAGAATATAATCTAGTAGAGCTTGAACTTCCATCTGTACGCAAGTACAAAGATCCCTTAGCCGCAGTTACCACCGTATCAGGAGATCCAGCTCCAGAAATAAAGCTTACACCAATATTAATACCCTTAGGTACAGATACAAGTGTCCCAGTTGGAGTATTTAGTGTAATTGTTGTTGATGCAGTTACGTTTCCAATAGTAATATCTCGATCTGAAGCACCCGTTCCGATGTTAATCGCAGCAGCAACAGCATCATTACCGATATTTATTACACCAGCAGATGAATTTAATTCAAGAACACCAGCACAATCAATAAGCGCTGTATCAGCCGAAGTTACAACAAAATCACCAGCACCCGTTGTATTAATAGCAACACCAGCTGTACCAGAATTAAGTACTACCCCACTCGCACCAGAAACGTTTCCGATAGTGATAACACGTGCAGCAGCACCCGTTCCTACGTTTATGTTTTGAGCAACAGCATCATTACCAATACCGATAATGCCCGCAGACGAGTTAAGTTCAAGAACACCAGCAGCATCAACAAGTACAGTATCCGCAGAAGTAACTATCACATCACCAGCGCCCGTTGTGTTTACAGCAAACCCACCAGTACCTGTATTTACAGTTACCGCAGTTGCCCCGGTTATGTTCCCAATGGTAACTGGATGCGCAACAGCATTTGCACCAATTGAAACACCAGAAGTACCACCAGCAATAACAATTGCACTAGCAGCAGTCGAAGAACCAATAGTCACCGGAACATCGTGAGCAGTTGTTCCAATTGAAATAGAACCAGCAGCACCAGTACCACCATTAATAGCTATAGCTGTAGCACCAGTATTATTACCAATATTTACAGGATGCGCAATAGCATTTGAACCAACGTTAATACCAGCCGTACCCGCTGCAATAACTACCTGGCTAGCACCCGTACTATTACCAATAGTAGAAACGTTTGCAGCAGCCGAAGTATTGATGTTTAAAGCACCTGTGCCAGTCTGAACAGACATAGTAGAATTTGTTGTTTGTGCAGTAATACCGCCAACACCTGAAAGTAAGATTGTACCTGCAGCATCAGATGCACTTAAAGTAATAGCGCCCGCAGTAGCTTCTGTTGCAGTAATAGCAACAGAACCACCAGTTGCATTAAGCTGAATATCAGCACCAGCGCCAACAACATTGAACTGAGATGTAAGAACTGCATCAAGAGTAATACCACCAGCACCCGCTATTAAATTGATTGCTTTAACATCAGCCTTGTTTGCAGCTTCAAGGGCAATACCACCAGCATCAGAGTGAATATCAATAGAAGTCAATGAAGTACCCTGATTTGAATAGATCTCAAGAGTCTCAGTTGTTCCACCATTAGTTTCAAATAAAATTGATGGAGCAAGGTTTGCAGTTGATGTAAACGAAATAGCCGCAGCTGAAGTAATATCGAAATCACCATTAGCTATAAGATCACCATTAACCGTTAAATCACCTGCCATTACTGTAGCACCAGCAACCGCCAAATCACCACCAAGATCTGTATCACCAGCAGCATCTACAGTTAAAACTGTTCCAGCACCACCAGTAATGGTAAGCGATGCTTGAGTTGCTGAACCAGTAGACTGAGCAGTCCAAATACTTCCACTAGCACCAATAGATGTCAGAATCCAGTATTCGTCAGTCAAAACGTTAACCCATAAACATGATAGTTGCGCAACATCAGTTACACCAGGATCTCTTTTTGCAAGAATTGGAGCAGGCGCTAACGCCTGGGTTGCATTATGCAAACCATAGACAGGCCTTCTAAACGTATTTCTTGTTCCCATGCGTTTTTCCTAAAAAAGTTAAAGTAATTTATATCTCAAACAAAGACTAACACCCATCCCATAAATTAAACAAACAATTTAACAAGAACTGTGTTGACACGTGTGCACAGATGTGATAGAATATCTATACACAAGGAGCATTGATGGAAAAAGAAATAAAAAAATCACACAAAAGATCTGGAAGACATCGATTATCACTTGATCTAAATCAAGAAATGTTTGACTCACTAAAAAAAGCAGCTGATGAACGATATATGACAATTACAAAATATGTACAACGCGCTATTGATGCAAAGTTACAGTTAGAAAATTAAAAATAATAATCCGGGGGGATTTATGGTTACGTCTTTCATAAAGAAACACTTAAAGACAATCTATTGGTTATCAGTAGCTTCAATCGTAACAACCTTATATATTGCCGATTCACCCGAGATGATAGTTACAGCTATGCCTGTAACTATTGGAGCAGCTATACTATTTTTATTCTTTCACTGTTTCTATATCTTATTTATAGACCAAACAAAATACGAAACAACTGAAATTTCTTTTTGCATATTTCCAGAGTGTAAATGGGCATGTAAACAAACAACACATACACTTTTGAGTATTATATTATTTATAATATGCCCATTACTCGGAATAGCATTAATAGCTATGAAGTACTTTTCATTAAATACAAAGTAAAAATACATGAAAAAACTTAGATTTCTCTTTTGGTTTTATTGCATGCATTTTCCTCCGTATTTTATCTATTACATTTTCTTTAAAAGAGATCATTTAAACTAAATCTTTTAATCCAGCAAATCCTCCGCCAAGTGCTCCAAGCGTAGCACCAACTGGTCCAAACTTAGATCCAGCAATAGCTCCACCAGCAGCTCCAAGAGCGGCTTTAGCTACGGGCTTAACAGAGCTTCCAATACCTGCCATTAAAGCAGTAATATACTTATTTTGCCCCTTTGGAACAGGCTTAGCTAAATCTTTTTTTAGTTTTTCAGCTAATGTATCCATACGCTTTTCAACTTTATCATCAATACGTTCTTCAAGATCATACGGAGGAACGCCGCCATTTTCAGCAACTACTTCCTTAAGTGCATTATTATGCTCCAAAGATGCTCTTGCTACGTATTTAAGATTTGCTATAACGCGGCTTCTTCCTTCAGGACTTTGGCTAAGAGAAGGGATAGTTTTCAAAAACTGTTCAACTTCATAATTACTGATTCTTCCACCAAAATACTGTTTTGCATTACGAAGAAAGTTTGCTTGAATCTTCTGAAATTCTTCACTATCAGGAGTCATTAATGCAGGAATATCTAACCCAACACGATGAAGCATCTCGACATATCCTGGGGTTGAAAGGTCGCCCTTATGACTTAATTCTTCTAAACGATCAAGATCTTTTAAATCCTGCCGAGCAGTTTTTCCTGCTTGAACGATAGTATGCCGAAGTTCTTTAGTTTCTTTATACTTACTTGCAATATCTTTTTTAGCTGTATCTTCTCTTTGAACTGCAAGTTTTTCTTGGTGTCGTCTATCTTCAGGAGTTGGTCCCAATGCAAATCCAGCTTGCTTAGCAATAGCTTGCGTACCAGTTATAGGAGACTGTTGAGCAACCGATTGAGCAGGCATTACTTCTTGCTTTGCAGCAGCCTTAAGAGCTTGTTGTCTCATTGGAGATTTAATATTTGGTTCTATCGTAGGAACTTGTACCTGGCCTGGAGCTTTTCCTTCAGCGCCATACAACATCTTTAATACATCAGACAAAGCTGGCTTTGCTTGTTGCTGCTCTTGTTGCTGTGGTGCAAATTGTTGCATATCTTGTTGTGGTTGATATTGCTGTTGTTGCTCTTGCGCAACTTGTTGTTGATTTGATTCTGGAGCAGAAACTCCACGCTCAAACATAGCTTTTTGAGCAAACTCAGGAGACCGAGCAAATGCAGCAACTTGCTCATTTGAAAGACCAGGATTCCACGCCTTAATAAACTTTTCATTATTATGAATCTGTTTTTGATCCATAATTTCTTGCATCTTATGTTGCGCAAGAAGATTTAACGCATTACCAATACCAGAACCAAATGCCTGACCAATAGACGCACCAGCAGTTGGTTCATTAACAAAATGAAGTGCCATATTTTTACCTTTACTTATTGTTGACCAGGAAGACCAGGAAGCTGAGATTGACCCTGTATACCAAGCGATGGATTATTTTTCTGATTTTGTAAATATTTCATAAGAGCAAACATTGGAAGATTTTGAGCTACTCCAGTAAGACCTGCTTGCGCTAATCCTTGCTGTGGAGCATTTCTTACCGTTTCAATGCTCGGGTTTAAACCAATTCCAAGTAAATTTTGAAGTAGTTGTTGTTGCTGCATACCATGGCTTGATCTAAGAGCTGCTAAATTCGTTTCAAGATCAACGCCGCCTTGCTTCATAAGCTCATTATATGCTCCAGAATCTCTTCCCCCAGAAAGCCTTGAAGCTATACTTGGGATGGTGTACCTTGAAAAATCTTGACGAGCCTTGTTTTCAATTGCACCAAAATCAGAAGGATTTAATCCAAGACCCTGAAGAGCCTGATACAGTGCCATCATCTGAGCTTCTTGTTGTTGAGGATTCAAGTTGCTGTACTGTTCTATAGATGCTGGAGTTCCAGAAATCGTATTGCCAACTTGACCAAGACCACCTTCTATACCACCACCAATACTCTGATGAGCAGTACCTGAATATAAACCCCTTAAAAGTCCAGCAAGGCCACCAACACCAGCACCAAGTGCTGTTCCAAGACCTGGAACAAAAGATCCACCCAAAGCACCACCAGCAGCGCCAGCAGCGCCACCAGCAAGACCACTCTTTAACGCATCAAACATACCTGCCATAAAAGTCTCCCAAAGTTATTAATTTCAATTATAGTACCATACTAAGATAGTGCTGAAAAATAACAACTCAAGACACTTGTATCTTAAACACTTGTGTCAACCCCTGCGAGGGGAAAGGAAATAAAATGGCTTCAGAACAAAGACCATCAGGACTTTTTATACCTACAACGAACGTGTGGGATGTTTCACCAATTAATAATGCAGCAGGATTATCACCCGATCTAAAAGAGTTATTAGTTCGTCTATATCAGAACATAAACAACATATCGCTGGCAATTAACTTAAAAGATACTGGATATTATGACCAACAACAATTCGTAAATGGTCAAAAGTATTTTCCAAATCCTGCATTAACATCATCAAGCAGCCAAACGCCAGTATATAGACCAGTAACAAGAAAGGTAATTAACTTTGGAGCATTACCAAATGCAGCATCTAAATCAGTAGCGCATGGACTTACCGTAACAGCTGATTGGAGTTTTACTCGTATATATGGAACTGCTACAAATCCATCAACAAGCTTTATACCAATCCCATTTGCAAGCCCCACATTGAATCAAATTATAAAATTAGAAGTTGATGCAACAAATGTAATAATCACAACAGCAATAGATCAAACTGCATATACCATCTGTTATGTGGTTCTTGAATACCTCACACAGTAATGATATAGTTTTAATGTATATAGACCACTGTTTCTTTTTTCCCCAGCGGGTCACTCTTCTGGGGAAAATTATTTAATCAAAATCTATTTAGTAGAAAAATACTGCGACAATCCAACAATTACTCCGACAACAATAGAACTAATAGTGCTACTGATAGCAACTGATGACTTTGACCATCGATCATCTATATCTTCTTGTTGTTTATCCATAGCTTTTTGAAGCGCCTCAATAACAATTTCATTAATATTAGCCGAATCTTCTCTGTCCGGAGAACTATCTCCTGATCTCAGTCTTTCTATTGATTTTACACGATGAACGTTATGAGACACGGGAGATGAAGATGATTCCCTGATAACTTCTACAACAAATGGACGAATGTATTGAACATGCCTAGATTGAGAAATAACCGATGATTTAACAACTATGTCACACAATGAATCATCAGAACCAACATCTACTTGCACATGTGATACTGCTGCGGCTATTGATGATGTTAATAAATGAGGAGCGATCGGAGTTCTTACTCTCGGAGTTACTACCCTAACCATTGAATGGCCACCAGAAAAACTCTCATCATCATTTTTATCACTTGATACAATATTTATAGAAAAAATAATACCGATCAATAATAAAACCATGATTATCCTTTACTGGCAATGGCATGTTACCTCCTAAAAAATAACATGCCATAAGTGATACGCAATAGCAACTAGATGATCATTGAAGCCTGGAACTCGTAGGCGTAGCAAAAATCAACATTCCATGAAGCTCAAAATCTGATTGAGAAATAGACGCATCAAGCATTTGTTCATCAGTGAGATATAACCTCAATTGAATACATTCACCATCTGCCTGCAAATAAACTGGATGCCATAAACGGCTCTGTGTTTGCTCTAATGGAACCAAAGCATATGGACTTGTTTCAAGAACACTTGTTCCTAGAAGTGCGGCCGTATTAGTCCCCTCTTCAATCATTGATTCAGTTGATGCTGAAACAAAATAATCAACCGATATAGCGCCAGAGGTTGTTTTATCAACCAAGAAATCAACCTTAGACACGAAGGCATTTCTACCTTGTGTATAATAAAAGTTATACTGCTTTGTTCGTATATCAATATTTGATACGCGGGTTATTGTTCCAGCTCCTATATATACCCCAACCGGAATAACACCATTAAGATCAACAACAAAAACAGAGTTGCTCGTAATGCTATCAACCTTGAAAATCAAATCATTATAATCAGTAATCCCCTGAGCACTATCAATTTTAACAAAATCACCAGGAGACAGATTATGATTAATAGCAGTAATTGATCCTAATGTATCCATATCCGTAATTTGAAGCGCTGGGCAATTAGTTGAAATGTCAGGACTTACAATAAATACAAAACCCTCTTGGTTACCAGCAAGAACAGCTTTAAATTGAGCTTGAGTTACACCATTATTCCATGCAAGCTCATACTCTTCCCATGTTTGCACAATTGATTGCCACGTACTACCTTCCTGCGCTGCTGCCTGTATATAACCAAACGCAGTAATAGAGTCGTCATTAAAACCCCAAGTCTGAGATTTATAATTGTATGTTAATACACGATTATTGAACGGGAAATCAGAATCTTGATTAACCCCAGGAAAACTCCAATAAACCATCTCTACATAAAAGTCACGAATACCAAACACTCTTTCAACACCATTATTTTCATTATGTATTTCAAAAACAGCTGTTGGAATATTTTGATCGATTCGATCAACGTTAGAACCGTTACAAGCATGAATACCAACATTACCTACACCAAAGACAACTTTATCAAATGGAACCTGAGAGAATGTTGATTCAGCGCCAAGCTCAGTATTAATCTTCTGCCAAATAAATGGCTCTATTTCATTGTTTGTATAAACCAATTCCCACGTACTCGCCTCAAAATAAACAATAAGACGATCTTTTAAGAACTGAGCAGTAACAATAGCTTCTTTTGTTGGAGCATCTTGGTAATTAGCATTATTGCCATTTACATAAAATGCATCTGCGGCAGTAGGATTACCAATGTATGAAAACCTACACCTATTCACATAAACAATATTATTACCACCTTCATTTTCTACAACATTTAAAAGAATAAGACGACCTTTAAATGGAAGAATAATTCTAGCTGTAACAATAACCTTTGCTGGATCAGAAGCTGAAAACCCAGGAGTGAAATCAGACCATGCAAGCAATGTTCCATCCCAATATTTTATTGGATCAGTAGTTGCTAAAGCGGTTGTTACATTATAATTCGATACAAATAGAAATTGCTCTGCTGCACTTGTACCACGCCACGTAGAACTCCAAAAGAAATCAGCGTTGTCACCAGTCCAAACGCCAATAGGACTTGCTCCGAGTCGTTGCCATCCACTTGTTAAAAATTGATATGCAAATTGCGTATCAAACGCAAATGTTAACTGCTGCGAAACAGCGCCTGTACCAAAATTGGCAAACCCCATAACTGGTTGAGCAGGATAAAAATAAACATCTGTTAACGCCGCTGCTCCAAAAAATGCATATACACCTGTTGCTGTATTATAAAATCCAGTTCCAGCGCCAGTATTTAAAAGAGGAGCAGGAAGACCTGTAACATTTACCGTATATACTTGCGCACCAATAGAAAACATTTGACCAACTTGAAATATATTTCCTGGCACCGTACCGCCAAGATTACCAGCTCCATTAGTAGTTCCAAGATTAATTCTTAGTCGAGAGTTTAATGTTTCATATCCAATTTCATAGGCTCCAGGAGTTTGCGTAAGACGTGCACCAAATCGTTTACGCACTCGACCACGAAACACATACGCATTATCAAGTTGAGCGAACGCAGTATCAGGAATAGCATATGGCCTAAGATCTGTCTGCAACCCAGATCCATCTACTTGACCAATATAAAAACGATCAATGCGTGCCATATTTATACACCTATCGCAATCCAAGAGAATGGAACGTTAGTAATAGTTCCAGTACCCGTACGAAGATAACAATACACATTAAATGTCCCTAGTCCGGTAACACTTGCATATAATGCTTGATTTGGATCAGTAGCAGCACCACCACGCTGAGGGCTTACAATAACTTGATATGAACTGGTGAATGCAGGATATGCAGGATTAAATGTTATCGTGTTAGTACCAAGAGCCGTTGAACTAATATTACCCCATTTAACAATGACTCCAGATGGAAGCTGGGTCCATGATTGGCTCGCTAAAGCAAATACACCAGTTTGAGTTGATGTAAATTCAGAAATCTGGCCCGCAGCATTATTTAAAAACAAAGCAGGAAGACCAGTAATAGATGATGTTAGATTATACATCGTAATGTCATTACCAGCTGCTGCTTGTGCACCTGATTGATTGGTAAAATTACCATATCCATTACCCCATGATGCAAGCGCTTGAAAGTTTCCTTTAATATCACCCTGAGAAACACTTATACGATCTGTAGCATTTGGAATCGAAGATTGATACGCCATTACAATACCTTTTCAAAAAATATAAGACACTTGTGTCTATTCTAGAAATTACCGCCACCACTAAATAAACCAGGTCCATATGCACCAGCAGCACCTGTTTGTTCACTATACACTGTTGCCGTTCTTTGGTTAGTATGCTGAACAATCGTTCTTCTTAGTACCAACAATTCTTGCTTTTTAAGCTCAGGAAGTATTTGTTGCACACTTTCAAGATCCATACGATCTTCAAATATCTTTTTAGATGCAAGATATGAAATATATTGCCACCACTGTGCAAGCTCTAGTGATTGATTATTTGCAAGCAGTTCATCAGGACGAACATACACTTCCATATTTACAGCATATGCCTGATCAGGAACAGGGCGCAGAGTAAATGTATCATTATAATATAACATTGCTTGTGGTCTTGATGGTTGTACTTGTACTGTTTGACTATCAATAGTAGCACCAACACCCGGAGCAGCAGAAAATGTAATAACAAATTCACCTGTTAAGTAGTTAATATAGTTAGTCACATCTTGAACAGTGTCAGATGGTAATACAATAGCACCAGGAACATATAGATTACCAAGCGCATTATCAGTAGTTAATGGAAGATCAATAAGGGTAAGACCAAAATCATTTACATCAATAGAACTAAATAAAACATTATTTTTTAATAACACAATATTTTGAGTTGCATTGATAGGAACCTGTGCCTGCTGAGTATTAACAACCCCAGTAAACGTATTTGTAATACCATCACCAGTAACACCAATTGAAGCAATACTATTTAAAAATGGGTATATCCCAAAAAACTGATCTCTTGATTGGCTATACATTGCCTGAAACCCAGCAACAAAAACAGGAGGATTTACTGAAATGTATTTGTTTTTAAAGTTGTATAAAACATCTCCAACAGTATCACTGCTTGTATACGTATCAACATATGGCTGCGTATAAAAAGTGAATGTTTGATGTTGATTAAAAAGTCTTAAATGCTCAGGAAAATCATACAATACAGCGGTATTAATATAATCATTAAGATCACTGGTTGATAATTGAGACTCAGACATACTACGAGTAAGCCTACGAACTTTTGTCTGTATTTGCTGCAGCGTAGATAATGTATTATCTGGCATACTAAACTCCTAAATTTATGAATAAGGTAAAACGTTAACAGTAGCAGCAAGTAGTGTTGCACTATCTTCACCAATTGGTACTACAGTTGCCGATTGGTAGCTGTATGGAAATGTAACAGATGCAGCAAATACATCAAAGTATGTTGTATCTATAGGAATCGTAAAAGACGTATCACTTGTTACTGTAATAGTGCCAGTTAATTGATTAGCCTGCACCATTCCAAATCCTGTAGGAATATTTAATCGAACTACAGTACCCGTACGATATTGATGATCAAATGAAGTTGTAACAGAAGCCGGGCTTGCATTCGTTATAGCGGTTATAATGCGCATTGCTGGCTGAAAAACTGGATACGCAGTAGCAAGTATAGCCATTTTACATACCCTTTCTACAATTTAGGTAATATAGATTTTGATGCCGAACTATCCATATCAAAAAACTCCAAACTTTGGAAACTACAACGGCGAATCTTTTCACCAATGCTCATAACTGGCCTACCAGCTTCATCTGTTTTATATGTATATGAAGGATAAGAGCAGTTACTATTAAGATGCTTTGCAACACCAAGTGGTATTGTATAGATTTGACCGTCAACCAATTCAAACTTTTCTAAAGGATCACCTTTATATTTTTTGAAGTTAAATGACATGCTTCCACCCGGTACCTCATGGAAGATAAATTTGCCCCGAACCATTTCTCTATCTTTTTCTCTCGCATTATGAAGCTCTTGAGACATCTTTGGAACAGGAGTAATTGATTTACTTTTTGATGAATTCAAATTTAAGTCACTCATGATTTTCCTTTTTAATAGAAAGTATGAAATTTATGTTAATTAATATCCGGCATCCCATTGATGCATCAACAAGATACCGGATATAAGTAAGCCGTTAAAACAATACCATGTTTAACGAGTAACTTCCATTGACACTTGTGTATGAAACTTGCGTCTTATGAAAGAGGTACTATGGAGTTAGCGCTAAATGATTTACCAGCAACCCAGTAAATAATATCAGTATTAGCACCAGCAGGAAGGCTTGCGCCACCATCAAGTTTCATTCCAATAACACTACCATTTAAAGTAGCATCAGAAAGAATATCAACACCAGCAGATAATGCAGACGCTGTATCTTCACCAACCGGAACTGTTTGTGCAAACGAGAACGGAACAGCTGCCGATAGAGGGAATGTAAATGCTGTAAACGCACTTGAATCAATATCCAATGTAATAGTATTACCACTTGTTGTTGTTGTATTAATTGCGGTAATAGTACCAAGAAGACCATTCATTTCAATCATTCCATAAGCAGCAGGAACCACCATACGAATTGATTGTCCAACCTTATAACCATGAGTTACAGACAAAGTTACCACTGCGCTTGCAGCTCTTGTAATTTTTGTGATATAACGATTACGCGGATAAAAGATAGGACTAAAGTTAATCTTTCTCCAAGAACCTGTTGTTCCAGCAACTATTTGAGCCATATAATCAAGGCTGAAAGTACCTGTTGTTAATGTATTATAACCAACAGTGAAATCCATTCCACCAACTTGTTGAGCACTAGTTACATCAACAAGTCTAACGACATCACCAGCAGAAAGACCGTTAGTACCAGAGTTTGATACCACTGGAATAGCTGCGTTTGAAATAGCAGTAATTGTTGCTGTTAATGCACCAGGAGTTTGCGTTGATGAATCAATTAATGTAAAACCACCAGCGCCTTCCATGTACTCTTCTAAGTTTGCAGCGTTTGCAGCATTTGACTTATAAGTAACCCATTGAGAGCTAGCTGGAAATCCACGTTGCCAGTAATATTTTACACCAAGAGCTGTTGTTTGAGCAGCATCAGCCTGACTAATGTTATAAACCATCATCCAATCAACATCTGACCGGAGCGGCAAAGTAACATCGACACCAGTAGATGTAAATCTACCTTGTTGAATTATTGTATTATCCATAATAATTCCTTTCGATTACGCTAATGTACAACGTAAATTCAAGATCCAAAGATCATTGAGAATACGTGGAACTTCTGCAAACTTGTAACCGACTGACGCATTAAGAGCTAAAGGTCCATCATATATTGGTGGTCTATAGATAAACTGAGCAGAATATCCATCTTGTTGAACGCAAGCATACGCTTCCATACCAACACAGAAAATATTATATACAGTATTACCAAGGTTCGATGCACCAGTAGTAGTTGAACCAATACTTGAAACAAGGAATCTCAAGTTACCTGCAGCACCCCACTCTGAACGAAGTGCGTTCATCGGAGATGGATACTGGTTCTTTTGGATAAAACCATCAACAGAATCAAGATCTTTGGTCAAATCTGTATGACATAATGCAAAGTATGCATCACGAACAGGAGCTGTACCAAATTTATCTTCACCTTCGATATTATCAAGAACAGTGTAAGCATTATTACCCAACAGGGCTCTTACCACGTCATCAATATCAGAACGAGTGATTTGCGTAGGGCTATCACCATTTGTACCAGCTGTACAGTTAATAAATGCAGCTGTTGAAGCAAGCATATCACGAGTCAACTGATCTTCAGTTTGACGCAACGATACACCTAAACGAGCAGCACATTCATTCAATACCAATTTCTATTACTTTTGTGACCACTTATGTGGCGGGCAAACCGCTTCGGATTCACCTCACGAATTTCATTTATAGTTCGTGTTTAGACTATCGCATCATCTTTAAAAAGATGCCCTCTCACTTAGTCGTTCACGGTGCTTATTCAGCTTCCGCCCTGTCACCCCGTCGGGTTTCCAAGTCAATCAGAGAGGGTTTATAGACCCCATATTTATTTAAATGACATAAATTTTGATAGCATTCTTCTCGGAATTGTAGTTCTTCTTTAGGAATACCAGCCTTGCAATATCCAGTATTTCTTGATTCTTTACAGAACTTCAAAAGCTCTAAAGCGTTTTGCTTCTTAGATCTCAAATACGGTATTATTTTTGTTAGGAATGAAACACATTCATTCTTGGTATAAATTCCAAATTGATAATGGGTTTTATATTTTGTATATGCATTTTTAGGATTATATAATTTACCTTCTGGGAAAATTGCCATTACATAATTTATAGCCCTTGTGTCAGTCATTCCCAGTGATATTACTGGTAAATACCTAGGATTAATCACATGAGTTCCTTTATTTGATACCTGTTTCTTTATAGAGAAAGAACCATCAGTATCCCATATACCAGCAATATAAGACCATGAAACCTCTTCACTATCATTAATATCAGGCTTAAATATTTTCCTACAAGCAAACTCCCAAGAATTTTCTCTTATAGATTCATCATATTGGCTTTCCCTTATGATTAGAACATCCTCGCCCAATTGCTTACCTCGAACAAACTTAGAAAACTTTATAAAGGCCAATAAATTACTTGCTCGATTCTTTTTTATCCTTAAATAAGGCTTTAATTCCAGCAACGCGCCTAGACAATTCCTATTACTTCTAAGTTTCCAATAAGTTAAAGCGTGAGTTTCTTCACCTTTTTTATTGATATGCATCTTTCCTTTTACTAAATTTCCACCAAAAGTTTCTTTCAGCAAATGAATAAATTCAAGCCTCCAAGAAGCACATTGAAGCATAGGAGCATAAAGATAATTCTTACTTCCTTTTTTTAGCCTTAACAAAGAAAAACTACCATCTCCATCCATAACTCCAGCGAGATATGCCATCAATAATTTTCTGTCATCCATCATCCATCCTAATAAGTTACATATATCTATATTATAACATATGTCAGATGAATGGTACAGCTTAGTTAATTTCAAAGATCTCAGAGAACCGTTAGTTTATATATTTAGGGTCTTGGTTCTGTAGCGTTACTTGTTCATTCCATCTATTACTTTTATGACCTGCTACCACGGCGGGGAAACTTCTTCGAATCTCCCTCACAACCTTCATTTTATACGTTGTGCTTAGACTATCGCATCCCATTACTGGGTCTCAGGGTTTAGTCGTTCACGCTGCTATAATAGCTTGCGCCTTGTTACCCCATCGGGCTTCCAAGTCAATTACCCAAGATTTTAAATCCTCAACAATTTTAAGGATTACATATGTTCCGTAGAAAGAAATCTTAGCGTCAATATCTACAGCAGTTAGATTCTGCGCAGGGGGAGTGACGCCAGTATTTCCTAGTGGAACCATAGCTGTGCTTAATGGATTATATCTACGCATACGTAGAGTAGTACCACCATTACGAGGCATCTGCTTCAATAATGCTGGAATTTTCAATCTATTACTTTCAGCTAGAAGCGCTTAGCTTACTGACTACTTTCGTAGCGGGTGAGTTCTTCGACATCACCTCACGGATTTCATATATATTCCGTGTTTAGACTATCGCATCGCTTTTCAGCGTCTCTGGGCTTAGTCGTTCAGGCTGTATTTAAACTTGCCCCTTGTCACCCCGTCGGGTTTCCAAGTCAATTACCAAAGATTTAACATCCACTTAATATTAATGGATCATGTTTGGAACGGGCACGCTCAGCAATTTATAGCTAAAAGATTGCTGAACTGGAGCCGGCAAACTAGATGTTGTTGTTATTGACATATATTTCCTTATAGGAGATTAACGATTGTTAACTATCCTTAAGATGGACGAGTTCTTAACAAGGCTTTTGCGTCCGGTTTAGTAAGATAGACGAGATCCTTACAATTGCTTTTGCGTCTAAAAACCATTATTAGACATTTTTAATTCTATAGCAAGAAATATTAACTTATTTAAAGTAGCGCAAATTAATACCGGATGTGTCTGAAATGGAACAAACAAACACATCCGGTTAAAAAAGGAGGAGAGAAGACGCTTATAAGTCTTGCATTTCGAAATGAACTGAATCAACAAGCTTAGGGAAAAAACCACCCCACCTATTTGCAGGATGTAATGATTCCCAGTAAATTCCAAATGGTTCATAATCTGATTTATTAGTCAGATATTTTCCATTTGAATCAAAAAGGTTGAGATCTACAGCAAGTCTTTTGCAATGAAGGCTGTTCTTTATGCCTTTACCTTGATTGGCGTATATCTGTGCTTGCTCAGGAGTTCTCCAAGTTTCGCCAAAAGTACATGAGCAACCACCACTATAGATATAATTAATTAAATGAACAACATTTTGTGTAAACAGTGATTGTTTTTCACGAAGCGTCATAATAAACCTCTACTTTTGACGACTTTCAATTTCTCCGAGATTCAAACATCTCACGACGTAATTGTTCTTGAAGCTCTGGGGTTAAACCATTTGCAAACGCATTAGCTTTTGATAATGGGCTATCACCTTGTTGTGGATTAACAGATGCAAGAGGTCTTGGTTTTGATGCATTTGCAATTGCTTTTTGTTTATCAGCTTCGTAAACGTCTTTATGTATTCCAAACTTCTTAATAACTGAATATGCAGCAGATGCTTTACTCATAATATCTCCTGTATCTCTTAGCATTTGAGCAATCTCAGGAAACTGCTCATTTAACTTCTTAACATTCTCAGCTGATACAACTTTCTCAAAATCAGGAAACTGATTTCTAATCCGATCTTCGATAGATCGTTGCTCAAGTTGTGATTCAAGCTTCTTTATTTTTGATGCGACAGCCCTTAAATGTTTACCATCAACTAAAGCATCTTCATCAATATTGAAATCAACCTCTGGTTCTTCTGCAGCAATAGCAACTTGTTTTCTTTGTTGCTCTTCTTGCTGCTTATACTTCATCTCTAATTCTAAAGCATGACGCATATACGAATCACGTTCACGCTCAGCCTTTTCCTTAGCTTCTCGAATTGATTTAAAACTTTCTTTTGCAGGACTCAAAGAGTCGGATTTAACTTCTTTAATAGGCTCTTCAGCAGAACCATCTTGATCAGATTCATTTCTATCTGAAATGTTTTCATCTTCTTGAACTTCTTCTATTTGTTGATCTGAACTGCTACTTAATGCTTGCTCTACATCTTCAGGAAGTGACTCAGGAACTGGAAAAGGTGTATTTTGTTGAGCCTGGACGTTTGTGCCTTTGTCCCATGGATTTTGTGCAGATTGAACCGGAGGTGTTTCCTCTAAAGGTGGCATTTCTATATCTCGTTTACCACCAGTTTCCATTGCACCATAATAACTTTTATTAATAGCTCTTGAATTTGACATGAATCTCCTGTCCTTAATTAATCTAATCGCTCTAATATGATACTTGGAGTATCTACCGTTTCACCATTAAGCTTACGACATAATCGAAATAATGAACCATCATAATAAGAAAGAACCATAGAAAGAAGACCTTGCTCCTCAGGAACAATTATATTCTTATTATCTTTAAAGATTTCACATGTCTCTTGATCGGGAACTGTCCATACATATTCAATATCATCTTTTTCATGATTATATCGATATACCGTTTGATCAAAGTGAGGTGTTGGGCATGATATAGTCGGAACAAAATAGTTCCGCAAAACATTCTCGAGCAGCTTTTCTTTTTTAACCAGCGCAGCAACAAAAAAACTACCCTCAAACGGTAACCTTTCTTTGCAGAAATCATGACCTTCAATCGTAAGACAATTTATCTTTTTCTTAGCATGATTAACACACCATACAAGATTATCTAAATATTCTTGTTCTGATGCACGTTGAATCTCTCTAGCATCGATTGATCCAGATCCGGATTGCTGTAACTTAGAAGCAATTTCACCAACCGTCTGTTTATTTTCCATGATTATCTCCTTTGATACTTGTATCTTTTATCATTAACTTACAGGTAAGTGACATTGTCACAAGATGCATTTTTTATGGGAAAAAATCAATAAAGGGATCATGTAAGGAGGTTACACGATCCCAATGGATGGACCACAATGTATGAAGCAATAGAGCAATAAATACTAGCACATATTTATTTTTTATTAGATTTTTTTTTCTTCGATTTACCAGCCTCAGACATAGCTATTGCAATAGCTTTCTTTGGATTAGTCACAACTGGACCCTTTTTTGATCCAGAATGAAGTTTTCCTGCACCAAACTCATGCATAACTTTTTTAACCTTAGCTTTGCCAGTTTTTTTCTTAGCAGATTTCTTAACGGTCTTTTTTTTACCCTTAATATCTTTTATAAGCTTACGATCTTCTGCAGCTTCATGCTTAAAGGTTTCAATATCGCCCTTAAGGTGTTTAATTACTTTTTTAGATTTCATTATCTTCCTATTAGTATGACGTAAAGCAAGGGTATGATGATTCATACCCTTGCTTTGCTTATTACCGAACTCGAGCTGTATTTTCAAAAAGTAATCGACGATCAATTTCTTTTTGTTTTGCTGTCTTCTTTTCTTGAATTGCTCCAGGAACACCCAAGATAGAATAAGCAATTTTTTTAGCTTTTCCAGCAGGCCGTATCATTGTCGCCATTATAACTTCCCTACGATTATACTAGAACAATTATAACGGGTGGTCTTACCACTTATTGCCGGCTTTACGACGAGCCATTTGAGCACCATCTGCATTCATTTGATCATCAATGCCACGAATAGTGTCATCAGACTCAAAATTAGCATAATGACCAACTTTTGGCCATGCATGATATTTTACATCTTGTGGAAGATTTGCAGGAGCTGAATGATCTTCTGAAAGCATCATAAAGTCTTTGCGCTCTTCTTTACGAGCTTTGTTTAATGGACCTTCGTAGCTGCCTTCACCAAGATGTGATGAATAGTGTCTTTTTTTTGCCATAGTGGACCCTTTTTGATAATGACGGTAACCCGTCAAGGTTATAAAAGTACCTCTATCAAATAGATTGAGGAGTCATTTGTAGATTTTCTACTGACGATTCATTATTCATTGGTTTATTTTTTTCTTCAACTACTTTCTGTAATGCTAAAAGACGCGTAAGATGATCAATATCAAGACTTTCCATCTCTTTAAGAGCCTTAACAAAATTAAGTAGAGCCGCTTCTTTATCTTTACTAGCCTCTGCTATACGCTCAACCGCAAGAGCCTTATTTTCTTCAATTCTGCTATAACGCTCAGCACCAAGACCTTCATCTGCAATAGCACGAGCCTTAGTCAAATCAATACGAGCTTGTTGTTCTTGCATTGTTGTTTGCATTTGAATTTGTTGCATTTGAGCTTGTTGTTGCTCTTGCTTAACTGCATTTTCAATAATCTTCTTCTTGCCTTGAATTGTTGCAGATTCCAATAAATCAGCAGTGGTAATTGGAACTCCAGCATCACGAAGTTGTAACATCTGAGCAAATTGCATTTGCTGCTGAGTTGTCGTATTAAGACCATCTTCAATTGCTGAATTATATTTACCAAACGCTTTATTATAAAACTGCGGAGACAGCTCCTCCTGATCCCCTAATATCTTTTTAATTTTTCCAGGAGTAAAATTTGCTTGCACAATATCAATGATAATCTTGCCAAGTTGTCTTTGTGAACGATCAAGTTGATCAAATAAGACCTGTAATGTCGTAAGACCAGCGCCCTGACGAAGCATCGATAACACACCAGCTTTATCATCTATAGCAGAACCTAGAAGTTCTTCATTAACACCAGATATCTCCATAACTTCACGAGCTAAAAGTTCAGACAATTGTATCATTGACGCAGGTACTTGCGGCGGCTGAATTTGTTGAACATCAGTCATATTCGCTTCATCTTTAAGAGCAAGACCACGACCTTGACCTGATAAAAATACATCCTTTGGATTAACAAGAGCGTTCTCTTTATATATCCATCCAGAATTAATCTGAGATTCTAAAATCTCAAGTTCAATAATACGACGACGATTATAAAGATACTGAGCATCTCTTAAACCACGAACTACACCTTGAATACGATTCGGGAAATAGGGCATTTGTGGATTATAATACGCAAGAACCGGAACAAATGGATATTGATCAATTCCAATTGGATTTGGCCCATCATACAGAACCTTGCCTTGAACAACGATAGCAAGTCGTACGGTTGGAACTTCACTTTCAATAACTGTAATCTGAGGATACTGATCAAGAAACGCTTTTAAACCTTCATCATTATTAGTTGTCCACTCAAACGTTTCACCGCTCTGTGAATCAACAAGCATCTTTTGAGAACGATAATCACGATAATAAAATTCATCATATGTTAATAAATTCTTATACCCATAATTATATGACTCTGGCATAAATTGAAATTTACCATCACGACCAGTACCTGAATCATTACCCGTAAGACCAAGTATCTCATCTGATTGATCAGGAAGAAGCGATATGCATTCTCTTTTTGTCAAGAATGATCGCTTCCATATAGCATTACAATCAGACAAATCAGCTTTTCTAAAATACGGATCAACAAGAAATGCATTGTAACTGCAATTATCAACTTTGATATTACCAGATACTGGATCGCTTCTATAATCGACCCATACATGCAAAAAGTTCATGCCTGTAACAAGAGCTCCATGAAATGATTCTGAAATAGTCTCTAAAACATTCTCTTGGTTATTAACCCATAGCATTATCTTAGTGAACTGATCAGCGGTCTCCGCGTCACCATTTTCAACCGGCACAACAATCGTTGATTTACGATTCTTGCGTTGATGTCCTGATATCATATTAATGACGCGTCGAATTCTATTAAAGTTAAATTGTTTACGTCTATTTGCTGGCAAATTACCATACAAATCAGTCCATAAAGTCTGATCACCTACTTCAAATCGGGTATCTGTATCCGCTTCACCCCAAAATGATTGATTAATTGTTATAGCCTCGGCATAGAAACTCTCCATCCTACTTAGAATACCCTGATGCTTTTCATCATAATATACGTTCGGGGCCAACTGTGGGAATAAAGGCATAGATAATCTCCAATTATTTGAATTGACCAATATGTCACATATGCTCCAATTCTAGAATTGGAGTAACATTAAAGCAAGTATTGCTACGCAAGCATTTCTTACAAGCATTGCTTGCAAGTAGCTACTTATCTTTATTCATACTCCTTACTATACGCATATTTCTTTTTGTTCTAACTGTAACCGCTTTTTCATCTTCAACAACATATTCTTTTGATGCAATCTTATCAGCAGACCATTTAAAGCATTTATTCTTGGCACACATTAATGGATCTTTGCACTTTGCATCATGAGGTTTTAAAGCTTTTGTATTTATATCATTTATATTTTCTTTAAAGATATTACGAACACGCTTAACTGCAGCAATAGCAGTAGGATCTTCTTGAGTCACCGATGCCTTTGAGATTGCCTCAACACCTGAATCTATATGGAGTAACTTAAAAGTATGGAGCCAATTTTTAATCTTTTTAAACATATTACTACTCTGCACTATCTATATATAAATTCGGATTTTGATGTTTAATGTGAGCACTCTCTTGATCAAGCGGTATAGTTTGAACACCAAGAGTACCGACTTCATGGTTAGCTACAACATCTTTAATATCTTTGCCTTTAATAGAATCTTTCTTAAACTGATGATTACGAGGGTCTTCTCCCATTGAAAATGCAAATACCATTTCCCAGCATTTCACAATATCATCATCTTTGAGTGATTTACTTAAAGAAGTCTGCAACTTTGATATCAGATCTCTTGAGCATTTTTTTAATATTTTATGAATTAATTCTTTACGCTTAATCTGCATACGATTACGCTCAACACAAGTAGACGGCGGATGAAACACATACTCTTTATCCAAAAAATTAATATCAAAGGCTTTATTATCTCGAGATAAAATATCATCAATACATGTAAATAATTCCTGCAAAGAATGTGATACCCTCTTAATGTTCTTATCAAGGCAGTTAAAATCTTTTTGAACCATGATTACTCCTAAATAATGAGATTGTTAAGCTATAAGCTTGTTAAACAATGATTAATATCGATCAACTGGATCATTAAAGAAATTACTTTTAGATATATCTGGATTTCCATAGACAGCCTCATTGAATCGACGCTCAAGCGCTTCTGGATTTGATTGATTTTGAACCTTTGGAAGCGTTAAGCATAAATATCGTAAAGCATCACAATTATGCACAATAGCTCCATTAGAAAGAGAAAAATGATGAAAATCAGGAACTGATATATCCCAAACATCCTCTTTATTTTGAAGCAAGCTTACGCTTTCTATAATAAGAGGCTTTGCAATTTGGGTGACAAAACTTTTGGAAATTGATTTTTCTAATAAGGCAGTCAAACTCTTTAGAGCAATACAAACAGTTTCTAGGCTCTCGTTTAAATTTTTCCCACACTGCATATTTTTGAGCATGTCTTCTATGCCACAATCTACCATCTTCAGATCTATGCCATTCAGCAGCCGCATACCGTGCTTTTCCACTAAATCCTTTACTATTAGGTCGAGGTAATTTAAGATGCTCAAAAGAATCGATACATTCAAGATTTGAAAGCGAGTTGTTATTAATGTTATTATCCCGGTGATGAATATGCGTATTTTTAGGGATTTCTCCAAAAGCTGATCTCCAAACGTCTCGATGCAATCTATCCCCACCTCTTGAATAATATCTCTCTCGAGGCCATTTTTTATACAAAATTCCGTTAAAATATTGAGTGATTCCGTCAAGGTAGATTGGATCAAGGAACCCTTCATTAGGGATTCTGCGGATTTCCACCCGCTCTCCGTCAGAAATAAATGATCCGGCGTACATTTCACTCGTGTACCATCTTTGAACAAAACTTCCACAATGCTCACATTTTCTTTGGTTTTGATTGCTTTCGTGCATTTAGACCAACCTCGCAATGTTAAAACTTTATCACCATCATCAAGATCTATTATCTGACGCATACCGGTATGCGTCAATACCAATGTATCAGAAGTAAAACATATATGTGAATTCTCATCATGAAGCGGTTGTGGCTTATATGTTTTTGTTGCTGCATCATATTGCTTTCTATAGTTACGAAGCGCAGCAACAAGCGTCTTACATCTATTATTATCTACATACACCCGAGGAAGTGTTGTACGCACCGATTCAATACCATCCATAATAGAAATATTTGGTGCAATGATAAATTTAATACCAAGTTGTGCTGCTTTCTCAAATCGAGATAATCCACCAGATGTAAACTCACGCACCGCAATATCATGAGGAGCAATGTGTTTTCCCCAGGTATACGGCTTATTTTGTAAAACATTAATATAATGCTCGAGTCCCACATCCGACTTCTGATACATATCAATAATATTTACTTGACGACCAATAACTTGAAACATTAAAATAGCAGTTGAATCACGAACTCCAATATCCCATGCACTATGAACTGGGTAATTTGGTTCCCAGTCAACAAGACCTACTTGGTTATTAAGCTCCATACGATTCAAATAGGTAGCATAATACGCACCAATTGCACCAATTCCAAACGAACAATTATGAACAGCCCTTCCAGCAATAACATAAGATTCATCATACTGAACCTGAAAATTATATACCGTACCAGAATAATGAGACTTTCCTATAGACTTAATCTTAGCGCCAATTCCATTCTTAGCTCTCCTTAGCCAATTATGTTTAACTTTTCTTCCAACAGGAGGAATTGTTATTTGAACTGAATATGATCTTTGGCAATTAACAAATCTTCCTTCAATATTACCAATGTATGGAGCACGCTCAGTAATGCCCGCAGCAAACCCCATAGGCAATGAATTAGCTAGTATCTGAACTTGATAAGCAAGAGATTTACTAACTGTTGTATAACTATATTTTTTACTATATCCAGATTCAGAATAACACCCATCACCTTTCATTAATTCAAAGAAAAACTCTTCTTCAAATCCAGAAATAAGAGAAAATGGTATATATTTATTGTTTGATTGTGTGCCACAAAACGACTTAAAAAAATCAACCAGCTGAGTATTATACACAACAATATTAACACATTTCGAATTTTCAACCGACATTAAAGAGTACTCAGTATTTAATTTACTTAACAATAAAGTAACTCTTTCAACTTCTTCTTCTTTTCCAACACTATACGCAAGACCATTCTGGAAAGAACTACCTTCTGTTATATACCACGCTATAAGCATGCAAAGCTCATATGAAACCAAGCTAAAGTTATTTTTGATTATCATTTTTGGAAACACGAGCAAGTCTTTCTCTGTAATACTTCCAGCATTTTTCCATGAATACGTCTGAGTGGTTGCATCAAGAATTCTTATAGGATGATTAGGAGTACATTTAATAACTTCCGATGATCCATAAGAACTAATTTCAATTAAATCGCCATCATAATGGCTAGAGATAACACCCAAAACTTTACGAATACGACCAGAATGAGAAATACATAAATCATCAGGCTTTACATCTTCAATATTTTTTACACCATCACTCATCAAGACTGATTGACCCGCAGGAAAGCAGCGATATTCTTGTTCCGCCATATCTGGACTAATCTCACCAGATTCAATTTCTCGCTCAATCTCTTCAGCTGATACGTGATTTGTATCATTGATCGTCATAAAACATGAATACCAATCATCTGGATTATCTTTAGCAATTTGATACAACGTATAAAAGTGATTCTCACCAAAAGGTGTACTGATCAAAATAACAAAACCATCACTTGCAAGAAGCGCTGGTCTAATCGTTGGATAAAACTGAGGGTGTGTGTATGCAGCTTCACTGATAACAACACCTAGAGGGTTTGTACCACGAAGTGCATCATAATTCTCACTACCAGTAAATATAATCGTGCTATTATTGATGAGCGTGACTTTCATCTGCTGAATATTAATACTTTGAATTAACTCATGCGGGATAAAATCTAAAAACTTCTGACCTGATAAGGTAATACCATCAAATAATACTCTTCGAGCTTGAACAGCCGAAGGAAGAGCATACACATATAAACCGACACGTCTTATTGCCGCTCGAATCATTAAGTTCCAGGCAACAATATCTTTCCCACTATTATGTACAAGATATCCATTAGCTATAAAGTTATGATGCGTTTCTGTTTCAAGGTCATAAAGTTCTTCTTCATCTAAATCATGAATCTTAAATCGAGATCTAAAACAACCCTTAATGATTTTTGTAGACTTTGTAATGAATTGAGTTGCATCTAATGCTTTTTTTTGAGCATCTACTTTTCCACAAATCGTTGTTGCTGATAATAACTTTCTAACACCAAGACCTTTTGCTATTTTTATTTTCCAGTTTGATTGCTTCTCAAGATATGGAACTTGTGAAACAATACCAATCTTCCTAAGAAGCCAATATATATCCCAACCATATAAATAACTCTGACCACAATTAAGAGTAATCTCAACGCTAGGATTAATTTCATGACCAGTATCTTTTGCCGTAAACCCTTCAGCGTGAGCAAATATATTTCCATCACCAGAAATTAAAGCAGAAAAGAAACAAAGAATTGACTGCTCATCAAAGCTCCAGATTATAGCAGGTAGCCTTCTAACAGACTTTTGCATATTAATATCATGTAACTTAAAAAATTCTTTAACTGGATTCTTAAAAGCACCACCACCCGTAGTACCATTTGAAAACCTTAAATCAAATGCATTACCATTAGGTATACGCCTTACTTTAATATCAAATAATTCTTTGGTTAAACATTCAACTCGATCAAGAATATCAGTATTAATGTTGGTAAATTTTGCCTGCTGATCACCAGAACAATAACCATCAGATAACATAAACCCAAGAAATTCAGCTACCCGCAAATCATGTAACAAACCACTCTTAATTCCTGCATACTGTAGAAGACTTCTATGCTTATTTGTTTTCGATATCTCTAACCAACTTACACATGAAGAGATAGATGTCGTACTAGCAAATACATGATTATCAGATGTAACAACAGGAAGATATGAACCAGACCTAACAGATTTAGTTTTCTTAATTCCTGTCGACCAAACATCTTTAACAATATCTGTCACTAACTTATTACCATCCCAAGATAATACCTTATCCCCAGGAACAACGTCTTTAAGAAATTTCCAAGATCCATCAGACATCGTTATATGAGTATTGCCAGATATACACCGTCTTGGCATCACGCATATTAACTTCTTAAAATGTTTATTCTCAAAAGCATCACAAATTGGACGTTGATATGGACGCGGAACAAATTTATTAAGTTGTATTTTTGTCTCGATATCTAAATTCATGATTCTCCTTTTCTAGTGAGAGTATCATAACAATATTCATGAATTTATTCTAGAAAAGAAGGGCACTGAGAATTAGACTATCGCGGTGCCCTTCTTAATGTATGGAATATGATTCCATATTTTACTTATGTTCATCCAACCAGTCACGGGAAGCACTTAAAGCTGTAACAAACGCATCACTACCCATGCCCGGTTCAAACGAGAAGTTGTTTTCTCTTGCAATCCTAGGTTGTCGCCGTATCGACGATACCCGTATCGATGCTAGAAGCGCTGGCACCATTTCTGGAGTTATACGAGTAACTTTAATGATCTCTATATCTTGTTTATCTGAGCAACATGTCATTATTGGCAAAAGCACCAATAAAGTAATAGCATTTTTCATGCTCCCTGTATCCATAATTACTTCCTTTTATTCTTTAGTTCTTTGCTCAAATCAAAAGGTTTTATGTTACTTGCATTAAGAACTTTACCTTGAGCAACAATCTGATTTGGCTTTGGTTTCTTTTTTGGTTCATGATCTGCACAACATGGTATTATCTGCGCTCTCTTAAAGGCCAAATACTCACCAGGTCTTCCGCATTTACATTTGACCGGTACAGTATTCAAGCATAATGTTGGCTTACCAAATACTACAACTTCATCGGTCAACTTAAGATCGTATTGTATTGATACTTTGTGTACTGATGCGGTCAAATCTGGCATCACCAACCATAAAGTCGTACAAAATAATAACTTAATCATTGTCATCCATAGTAATATCTTTAACAAGCTTTGATATCTCACAAAGTATAATATCTTTCATAGACTTCTGTATTCGCGCTGATAACATCTTTAACTTTGTATGATCACCTGTAGGAATATCAAACGTAAATCTCATACATGATTCTTTTCTCTTAAAATCCATAGCTCTCCTTATTAAACATAAAAATAAGTGGAATGCATTTTTAGGATACATCCCACTTACAAGCGAGTGTGCAATAACAAACATTACACGCTCAATATTGCAAATATTATAATTCAATTAAGTTTAAATGTAAATATGTATTATTTGCTATTTGATGATTCAGTCAATGACTGTTCTTTTTGCTTCATATCCATACAACTGGTGCAATAGCATTCAGGGACCATCTTTCTTTCCACCGCTATCTTCTGATTTCTCATGTAAATATCAAGCATCTCTTTATGATCTTTAAATAACTGTAAACATATCTGATGCGCTGGATGAATAATATCGTTAATACAGGTCAATGTTAATGTCATGACACGAGCTCTTGCCATCTTATCTGCATCTTTATGCAGTTCTTCTTCGGGTCCAAGCTTTCGTATCTCTGTTTTTATTGCTTCCATATGTTCAAACGCGCCACAAAGAACATCTCGTAATATCTGGCGCGTTTCTTTCATTGTATATTTTTTACTCATCTTTACTCCATGGAAAATCTCTAGGCCCAAACATTCTACTGCGTACTGGAAGTGGTGCATGCTCTGAACAATATGCATTAACAAAGCCGAATTTAACAGTTACAATCGATGGCGCTTCTCCACACTCACATCGAACAAGGTATCCATTCGCACGTATCTCCGGCTTTTCCAAAAATATTGCTTCACCGTCAATAACAATTCCATCAAATGGATACATGGGCTCTGAACAATCATCAGTGTATAGCGTACCCACGAATAAAATAATTAGACTCTTTACTAAAAAACTCTTCTTCACAAATCATCCTGGAGAACTGGTTGAACTTAAAATAATATTTATATCGTCGTCGTTTCTTTTTCATATATTGTAACCATACATTACCGCTCACATCTTTATTCCCCGATCGGGAGAAATGGCTCCATTTGAACAATAACTGTTGATGGTGCAGTATTCTTTTCTGCTATCTTCGATTTCCATTCAAGCAAGTTTCTCCATTCTTCATCATAAAGAGGCATAGATGTTGAGATTAATCCAGAATCAAACTCTTTTCTCAGTCCCTTATCTTCTCTTCTCATCCCCAGAATAAACTTTGATACTTCATATACCCTTCCAAACTGTTCATTCTGTTCTGCCCATCTTCGTGCAGTCTTAGGATATATTCTCTTCTGTGTGAAAAACCATTCATGTCTAAATATAGTTTTAGTATTTTCTACGTATTCAATAAGTTCACATGAAAGACGGTCTAAAAATGCCTGACTAACGGGGTGACATTTATGGGTAAAGAAATCTTGATAATCCTCCATCCATGGTGATTTTGCACGTATGGGATCACGGTCATTTTTTGTTTCTTTCTTTAAAACGGTGTTATGTTTAGCTGTTTTAGCTACTTTTTTCAGTTCCGTCTTCATTTTAATTCCAATAGTGTGAATTGTGTGCGTGGATTTTGGTCATATACTTTACGGGCAGTAACTTGTGCAATAATACAATCATCTTTAAATACGACATTTGTACAAATATCGAGATAATATTTGATCATGTTATCAATATCAGGTTTTATGATGTGATGCATTCCGTCTAATTCAATTTGTCTTCGTTTTGATGCGGTTCTTGGGATTGTCATAAAAAATATAATATCGAGATGAAGTGGTCCATCGAGCAGTAGGTTATGATCATGTTGGGATTGAAGTGTTATACCATCGAATAGTTTTTGATTCTTTTGGCAGTCAAATATGTGTGTTTTACTTTTTGAGAATCTTGGTCGAGCGAGTGGTATTGGATTGCCTGGGTATTACATAAACCATGATTACCTCCGTACTTGGCCCGTGACATTTTGTCACGAACTGATCTTATACATTAAAACAAACCAGTCTGTCGTAATAATGTAGCAATTTTTGGATCATTTGACGATCTATTTTCATCGAATGTTACGACTGTTGGCTCAAATTGAGAATCATCCATGTCAGAAAGGCAGTCAAAAATGGCTTGATAATCGGGCTTAACTTGTTCTACTTGTTTTGTGGCAGCAGAGAAGCCATACTTGCTGAATTCAGTAGCTTTCTGTTTATTACCTGGTTGTTGCATATACTCAAGAGATCTTTGTATACACTTGAGCTTATATGCTTCTTTGTGTTGTTGTTGCTGTTTTCTATTTGATGGTTCTTCTGTTTTCTTAAAAGGTTTCTTGTATCTTAAATCATCCATTGGTTATCCAATCGTTTTCATACTCGTTTAATATTTTTGTAAAATGTTTCACAGTCATCTCCCAAAGTACAGGATCTTTTGTTCGTGCATTGTCGTGTTGAACTGCACTGGAAGGGTTTATATATAAACCATGTGAAGAGGAAGACACTTCAAGAAGTGTTGATGGTGGCTCTCCACCAAAAATATCACTGACTTCTTGAGAAATGATTGTTTTTTCTGGAACATGGTCAGAATATTCGTCAGGTTGATACCACGCACTGTGCTGAAATATAGTAACTTTATTAACGTCCTCTGTATTATTCATACTTAGTGTCGTGGATTTATAAGCAGCGAATGGATCAGTTAAGTCAGTAAGCCCTAGACATTTCTTTAAAGCGGGAAGTATATCTATTAAGTGTGATTTATATCTATACAGTAACGGGCTAAGTTTATAGAGACATGTTTCATTTTTGCCACGCTGCTTTTTCTCTTCGATAATTTTATGAACGGTTAAAACACTAAAAGATTGGCTAACTGTTTGACGACAAACTCCAATTCTTTCAGCAATCGTAGTCTGAGATGGATATATTTCATCATAAACAGAACTATAATCGATAAGTACATTGAGAGCTGAGACAGTTGACTTGGGGATATATAATATGTTTGATTTTTGCAGAATTAAAGATTTAAATTGCTTTGCCAAGAAGAAAAAATCATTTCTACTTGCAACTCTTTTTTTATTTGGTATTCTTTTTAACGTACTCATGAACTTACTCTTCATGTTGTATGGACTAAAACTCTTGTTAGGATTATCTGTTTTGAACGCTGATAACTAAACAAGAGTTTTTTATTTTCTATCTATTTTTCAATGCTTATACCCTACTCTTCTTGATTCGATAAATCAACCCCAATCTATCCATTTTCATCTATCAGAGCTACTTAAGCCCAGTCTTATCGTATTATTTTGTTTAATATTTTTTGTTAACTTTAAGTCTCGACAAATTGTCGATCGTACACCTTACCAAAAAGTCATGGGGTGTTTTTTATTATGCTATTAAGTAAATTATAAAAATGACTATTGACTCTGTATCGGCGTTGTGCTATATTATAAGTATATCAATAAACCAATTACTTTTAAGGGAAGTATATGGAAAAACAATTTACAAAAACATATTATTGCTTACGGTGCTCGTCACCAATGGAATATCAAATGTTATTCTGCTCAGCTGTGTGTCTTCAAGAAGATATACAAAAAAGAAAAGAATATTCTTCAAAGGCTAAGAAAATAAAACAACTCAAATATTAAAGGGAACATAATGAACAAAGCACAATTAGCTAAAACAATTGCAATCAAATTGGGAATAAACCCAAAAGATACCTATAAAATTATCAATGCATTCCAAGAAGTTCTTAAAGAATGCTTCGATAACAATGAAAAGATTGTATTTCTTGGTACCGGAACTTTTAAAGTAGTCACTAAAAAAGAAAGAGATGGCATCAATCCATCAACTCAACAACCAATGAAAATCAAAGCACGTAAACAATTAGTATTTATAGCAGCAAAAAACCTTAAACAGATAATAGAGAACAATGGAAAATAGTAATTTAATTACAAACCAGCAAAATCAACCCGCAACAAACGATTTATCTTTTGGCGGTGATTCTATGATGTCACCTCAAATCAATGAACTTGCGTGCGCCTTGGCTAAAGCACAGAGTGAATTTGAAATTGCTGGCAAAGCATCAGCAAATCCATTCTTTAAAAGTAAGTATGCAGATCTTACAGCAGTCGTTAATGCATCACGCCCTGCACTGGTGAAAAATGGGTTATCAGTCATTCAAAGTGTTATGAACATGAACGATGGACACTCATATCTTGTTACTCTTTTAATACACTCTTCTGGTCAATGGATTAAATCAAAAGCTAAACATTCACCTGTAAAAAATGATGTGCAATCACTCAGCTCATATAACACATATCTTAAACGTATGTGCTACAGCTCTCTTGTTGGTGTACTAACTGGTGATGATGATGATGACGGCAATGCTGCTTCATCTGCACAAAACAACGGATATAGATCAGCTGCTTCATCAAAGATTAATGCAACACAACTCGCAATCATAACCAAAAAGATTGGCGAATACACTGATATCGCAGTACGAATGAAAAATGGATATAACGTAACAGATATCAGCGATTTACCAGCTGATAAATTCGATTATATTATCGATCGTATCGACGACATAAAAAGAAAAGAATATGGGCTCCTGGATTAATAATTAACCATAAAGAAGTGGCATAGCCACACGGAGAGTATATGAATCCAATACATGAAATTATTCATCGATATAGCGCACCAACAATTCTTAATGAAGCGCCAACTGGAACCTTGTGCAAGGTCGCTATAAACGAAATTGAATACGAAATATACGTACAAGTTGGAAAAGATGAAACCAAATGGTATTATATTGGTGCATATGTTTTATAAGATTTAACATACATGTTGTAACATAAATGTTTCGCTTACTCCCTTAAAGTAAGTGTTTGTTGACCATGTAAGGTGGGCCCCCTGCTTTACATGGTTTTATATTTTCTCAGTATTTTTTGAATCTTCTGGGCTCAAATCAATATCAATACCCGTTTGATCTTCAATAATAGACTCAGTTATCTGCTCAATAAAATGATCATTCTTCAATTTCAATAAATAACTACCAGTGACAACACATATCGCTAATGCCGCTGATAATATTAATCCCAATATTGATGCCATACTATATCCTATTACATTATTTACTGCATGAAATGAATCATAACAACTCTTGTTAATATCAATGTCACAATCAATGCTATTACGATTGATATCGCCAAATAAGACTTCTGAATGTGTAACATGTTATCTCCAATACCACGAGTGGTAATTATTTTATGATAAATATTCCGTAATTATAATAACACCACCAGCACCAACACCACCAATAGCTCCAGCCGTAGGTCCTACTGGATCAAAAGCAGCAGCACCAGATCCACCAGATCCATATCCAGTACCAGGCTTACCAGGGACACCTCCACTACCTCCCGCACTATGAACACCATAGCCACCAGAGCCATACATGCCACTACCACCAGCAGCAGATATATAACCCTCAGGACTTCCCCCTGTATTCCAACTTCCAGTATTGCCATATTGACCAGCAATATTTATCTCACCACCACTCGCCGATCCACCAGCTGATCCTTCTGTGGGCATCTGACCCGCAGAAAGAGCACCAATTCCACGAATCCCACCGCCAGCAATCATAAGAACAATAGTGCCAAACGTAGTATTTCCACCACTTGATCCATCACCCGGCGCACCATAAGCAGCAGCCCCAGCAGTACCACCAGCTCCAATTACATAAACTTGCGATGCACCAATCTGAGCAGCTGTAAATAGTGACTTACTATACCCACCAGCACCACCAGATCCACCAGTAGCACCATTACCAG